GCTCTCTTTCGAGAGGCTAGCGCAAGCTAGTCTGATATACACATTCCGTGTATTCAGAGGATCGTCTCCTCTTGAGAAACAGGGTCATCATTAGCATAATGATCCTGAGCTAAGGAGTTCGCTATGGCTGAAGAAATATTGAGTGATTTTCACTCAACGTCTGCACAAATCAAGTCACAGGAGTTTCGTACTGCTGTGTCTAAGATTTGGGGGCCTGACAACCCCCCGGTGATTGGCCAAAAGTTGTTTCATACAACTCTCGGTTCATCCACTAGTGTCTTTTCTACAGGCCGTAAGCGAGTTAAATCCACTACTATCCTATCTGATGGGGTTAAACCCACACCCTACACGTATTATGAGTTAAACTTAGCGTCTAACTTTTATAATTATCATGTAGATGATTGGAGAACAGTGACTTACTGGCTAAACGGGACCGCGTATATAGGAAAAAGAACTTTTACCTATTCAGGTAGAGATCCTTTCCCTTTTATCGTGCTCGATGCAGGTTTTAACACTAACGGTCCAGTTATGGACGCTGGGTTAAGAACTGCAGCTGATGTGAAAGCTCTAAATAAACTAGTTAAACATAAACTAGCTTTATCAGAGTATATCACACAAATCAGGCAAAATTCTCGGCAGATTGCCGATGTTCTGACTGATTTGGCAAGAGCGCTTTATGCATTCCGAAAAGGTCGGTTTAAGGACGCTGCCAAGATTCTTGGCCTCGCCACTACTCCGACCGATCCTAGAAACTGGTTAGCCTACCAATACGGTTGGCTTCCCATGCTAAATGATATTTACGGTTTTCAACAAACCATAAAGACCCTTTTAGAGCAACGCGATCAACTTTATGTTAAAGTTCATGGTGTTGCTATTTCTGAGGAATCGGAACCGTCTCTGATAAACTCGCTTACTTACGATTTTACCAGGTACGAAATGCGTAAAGGAGTTGAAGTTGGGTATGTCTATCGAATTGAAGACAATGCCTTCCAACAACTCACAACGCTTGGACTCACTAATCCTATGCTAATTGCATGGGAATTCCTTCCCTACTCTTTTGTAGTGGATTGGTTTCTTAATGTGTCCAACTTCCTTAACGCTTTACACGTTATGAAGTCTTACGAGCTGACCACAGGGTACGCCACGGCATTCTATGATGTCAATATGACATTTAAGATGAAACCATGGCTTACTGTGTACGGTCAAGTCCAAGGTACAACTCCATCCTGGAGCTGTAGGGGAAAAGGTATGAGACGTCAAACTCACTCCTCGCCCCGCCCAAGTATAATATTTAACATGGGCCTTTCACCAAAGCGACTGGCTAATGCACTCGCTTTACTCCTCGTTCGTCGAAAGACTTAAGAGAATCTCTCTTAGTTACTAAGAGATCATCGCAGAGAAATCTGCCTTAAATTAGGAGTTTGGTTATGCCAGCTTTTAGTTCTATCTCGGTGAACAACCGAGAGTTAATCCCTGAAGCAGTGGTCTTTGCACCGCAGTCGAATGACGGGGGCATTGCTGCCTTCCGGAATTCGTCAGGGGTACCTGTTGGTGATAAGTTAATCACCATAGGTGTACGCCGCACCTCGGAGAAAGTATTTATCCGAGTGAAGGTGAAAGACCCTATCGTTGTCGATGAGACAATCAATGGGGTCACACAGCCGAAGGTTGCTCGTACTGCATACGCAGACGTGACCTTTTCTTTCGCAGTGTCAAGCACACTGCAAGAGCGCCAGAACATCGTGGGATACCTTTTTGGTATGCTAGATGAAACAAACGCTCTTGCAAATAGTGTGTTGACAACTCTAGAAGACATCTATTAAACCGTTCTCGTTCTTACGAGCGCGGATTAAAGTGCTTTTCTTCGTTCTCGGTGCATATCTAGGGACAATTCTGTTCCTAATCATGCTTGCCGCTATCCTATCTGGATGCAACCGGCCTGAATTTATCATTGTTAAAAGTGATAAAATTTACACACCAGAGAAAGTTAAAAAGGATCACTGGTGGAATCGTAAGACTCCTCCCGTAATCACCCAATAGTATTGGGTCCTTGATGTCCTCTCATTTTATATTCCATAAGGAGATACAAATGGAAAGAAAAGAGAAACGCGGTTCCAATAGGAACCCTGAGTACCTTTCTGCTAACATCGGACTTGGATTCGAAGAAGGATTACTCGCACTTGTGCGAGGTTTCCCGATCAATCCAAAAAACGACTATCTACGGAGCGAGATTACTAGTAAGTACCTCGATCCAACGATTGTCAGTCCTGATGTTCGTCGTGCTGCTGCCATCCAGAAGTGGATGACGGCGGAAGTGCAAAACGGAAAGACCAATTGTCGCCTTCTCTTAGGAGAGGAAGACTTTGGTTGGACGACGAGTGATAGACTTCTGTCTGTCGCTCGTGCGTTCATTTCTCGAGTATTAGGCCCTGTACCCCTTGAAATTCAAGGTGTACATACTAATGGGGCTTCGACTCGGATCCGTCGCGGCAGCGATGCCGCAATACTAAAACACGCTGACGGCGCACATTGCAGTCTTTCAGCTTTTCCACACTGGCGAAATTATTCTAGTTCTACTAGATTAACGTCGCTTCGCGTGAAAAGGCAGGACTGTTCCGTGCTGTTCACAGTGCCAAAGAAGACTGATATTGACCGCGTGGCTTGTAAAGAGCCCGAGGTAAATATGTTCTTACAACGACCTTATGGGTCCTATATCCGTTCTCGGCTTCGCCGAGTTGGAATAGACCTTAAGGATCAAACTAAGAATCAAAGTCTTGCTGAGTCCGCCTATGCGGCGGGCTTAGCTACAGTCGACCTCTCAAGTGCTAGCGATACTATATCGCA